TCTAAACGCTCCGCCAAATGGTCGAACAAATAATGCTAAAGTTGTTTCTTGATTTTTTGACGCTGATGACTGTATATTTAACATGTATCCAGTTTTACCTGCCGGTATCGTATAAAAACACTGTAATGTTTGTCCATATCCAGCTGCAATCTCTGTTACAACCGTTGTTCCATTCTTTACCTGAATCTTACCAATATTTGTAGCATCATGCATGAATGCACGATTAACTCTTAAAAATGTAGTTGATCCTGCTACTGGAGATGTTCCGGTTAATGTCAAAGTTTCTTCTACAAAATTATAGTCAGTATCTAAACCTTGAATTGTAATGTCGCCTGTGTCAGATCCACTACTTGATACAGCTGTAATCGTATTTGCTGCAGTATCCCACGGATATAAAGCAGAAGCTGAGGTATCTGCAGCTGTCCATACGGTAGACCATCCAGGAGTTGATGTTCCAAATACTGCACCATATTTATGTACTCCCGCGTATCCAGCTAGATCGCCGGCAGAGATGATTACATTTGATGCAGCACCAAATGTATTAATGATATTACCATCTTCATCCGCAATCATCACAACTTCATGCAAATCATTGTTTGCGTTATGAAAGTGTTTTCCTCTACGCACAGAATATTGCGCCATTATATGTCCTTAGCGAATGTTTTAAATGCTTTAGTTAAAGTGCCAGTAACCGAAGGTTGACTAGACCAGCTGGCCGATCCTTTATATCTAATTGATATATCAACTAAATCCATATCACCAATTGATAAAATCATTTTAAGAACGGCAGCCGTGGCTCCGGGAGTTCCAGGTTGAATTGTTGTTGGATCTAGTCTAATATGAGGCTCTCCGCTTTGTAACAGCGCATGAAGTTTTTCCGCTATTGTATCAATTGTAAGAGTTTCTCCATCTGATACTACTGGGCCCTTTTTAGGACCATAATCGCCAATTCCAGTTACAAGAGCAAAGTCAAAATCATGATCTTTTAATTTTTGCAAATCCATTTTAAAAATTAATTGTGTTACTGTAGAGGCTACTGTTTTAGCGTCTTTTTCAAAAATTTCGGCTATCTTGGAAAATATACTTCCGGTTCCTCTTAACTGCTTACTCATCCAATCACTCGGTAAAGTGGTAATAATTTTTTTCCATCCTGTTCCAATTTTGGCTCGATTATATTGAGTTTTAGTCAAATAACCTTCAGCATATGCCTTTTCAATTACACCTTTCATAAAAGATGCAACTGCATCATCATAATCATTTGCTAAAGTTTTATTACTAAGCAAATTGGATATGGATTTATTTAAAATTGTCGGATCTGCGGTTGTCGGTCTATCTTTTTTCTTAAGAGAAATACCATAGTATTTAGTACCACGCTTAAGAATAATATCAGATGAATTATAGTCTTTCATCCCATATGCATTAATTTTAAATTGGGCAACATCTCTATGCCACACTCTACCGGTAATATAGGCTTTGGTCGCAACGCCACCAATAAATGATTGGATTTCTTTAGCGGCCGAAATTGCCTGACAAAAATTAGAATATTCAGAATCAAAAGCATCTAGTTCTTTTTGAGAATAATCTTGAACTTTAGTCTTAACTAAGGCCTTAGCATCATCAATCATTTTATCCAGCTCTTCAATATTTTCCGGAATTGTTATATTTTTCATGCATGAAATAACTGCAGCCATTAACTCATTTGGATCTGTGCGTCCACGCTTTCCATCTGGTTTAGTCTGAATATAAATTGATTTATCAATTCCTTTAACTCTGAAGTGTATATCTTTACTTGCTCTTCCACTAGTAATTTCAATTGGTTCATAACCATTTGCTGTCGATAACCATGTGTATGCCGATGTGACATACGGCAACCTAGATTTATCTGGCATAGTTTGTGTAAGAGTAATTCTAGAACCAGTCTCTTTAACATATAGAGTTTCCGCGACACGCGCGCCTGGAAGAGCTGCTGCAATTGCAGCAGCTGCAGATACTGCTTGAGTATTTTCCACAATAAATCCTTTAAAACTTTTCATGTACGATGCCACGATAAATTGTTATGAATCTATTTATATAAAAGCTCCCATGCACCGCTATCGCATTCAGCTTGAAAAGAATCAAAAAATGCGTGTAGACGTTTAGCCTTACACGCATTGGTTCCTAAATGTACATCAGAAATAAAAACTGATCTGTACTTATCTTTCGTAGAGGTAGAGGTCATACTTATCCGCGAACTGCAATGGAAGCTCCTGCTGTGGACGAAGATACATGTACGTGTTTGGATACTTTTCTTTGTAGTATGATTTTACTGCATCAGAAGTACGTGATCCACGGCCATGCTTTTTCAGATAAAACTTTTTATCCGATGTTTTATTTATCTTACTCACGAGGCCACGAATAATATCTAATAGATCTTTATCTTCTGAGGTATTAAAAAAAGTACCAATATAAGAATCTGCAACGCGCTTATTAATAATCATTACTTAGCTCCTGTTGTAGCGTAAAAAGAATCTAGTGTTTCACCTAAGAAGTCATCGCCATTAGCAATGAATCGAGCCTGAGTCTTACCAAAAGACTCAAGAAGAATTTTGCCGATCTCAGCAATAACTGCTCCTTCATCAGCAAAGTGAGTGTACTCGTACTTCTCTACGAGCTTGTTAACTACTAAATCTACTGTTTTCATAATTTTCTCCTTAATTCATTTTATAAGTTTATTATACCATAAAATAAGAAAATGTACACCACTTTATGTAAAAATGTTTTTTCAACAAAATCAATTAATTAAGATTAACTATTAAAAATAGAATAAAGCTCGTCTTTTTCTTTAAACCATGCGTCGACGTATAAACCTTTTTTATGTTCTTCAAACCAAGGGCCTCCGTCTGTATAATGTAAAATTTTAGGATGGCCATCACGAGGTTCTTCATGAACGTTAATTAACCAATTCCACTCTTGTGTAAACTCACCAATTTCTTCATCTTTTAACCATTGAAATTGGTGAAACCATATTCCACTATAATCTGTATTATTTACTAAATTTGGAGTTAAAGCTTTATTAGAAGGGTGTGCACAATTAAATAAAATTAAGCTTGACCAATTTTTTCTGGTAGTTCCATCGGAAAGTGTTGGGTATCTAAATTTATACTTACCGTCCATTTTATATCCCTCCTCAAATGTATACTCTGTTTTTGCAACCATAACAGCATATTTATCATCAACTTGGTCTAAAAGAGGATTAATATCTGTTAGCATCAACATATCACTATCAATAAAAGTTGCCCAACCTTGATAGTTATGTAAAAATGGCACTAAGTATCGAGTAAAAGTAAATTCTGTTGCACTTAAAGGATCAAAAGGTCTAGTATAAATACCTGAGTCTCTCAACTCATGCTGTTTCAATGCTATGACTTCAATATTATCGCTATACTTATGAAGGCTATATTTCATTACATCATAAGCAACAGATTGTCTTGTGTCCCAACCCATGTATAGTGTTCTCATTGAGTTTTATCCTACATATTGAAATCAGTTTTACCTTGTTTTACGACCTTTGTTATTATTGTTTGTCTATTTTTGTCGACACAAGTTTCTGTTTCTTTTGTTTCAATGAAAAAATAGTTTTTAGGAATAGTTGGGCAATTGCATGACTGCGAAGTATCTCCAACATATATGATAGCAAAATAAATTGCTATAGATATTGCAGACACTTCTATTAGCCACTTCATAGATTATCTAATGCTCCGCGCGCGGATTCAGATATTGCTTTAATCGCGCTGGTATCAGCTGGAGCTACAACTTCATTTTTCTTTACAGTTGTAGGGTTAAGTGAAAGAAGGATATAAGCTCGAAATTTATCATTTTCTCGAAAAACTTCTTTATCTTCAATTTCATATTTTGATACATCAATGTCTTTAAATCCAGACTTTGATACGCGCTGTGTTTCTTCAACCACATTATCCGTGACTAAAGAATTATCAGACATAAACGTTTTAATTTCTGATGATACAGTAGTACTCATCTTATCGCCTAAAACAATTTTAGCCTGGTGTAAAGCTTTATCAATTGAAAACTGCAAGTCGCTTGAAAGACCAGCGCCGGCGCCATATATTTTATTTTCGTCATCTCGTGGCATATCAATATACCAAACTGGTATTGAATCATCGCGAAGTGGTTCTACTACTTTTGCGGCATCATTAATTTCCACATCAATGACTTCAACTTCAGTTAGCGCATCATTTTCGGGCATTGCAGAACAACCGCCTAAAACGGCAAGGCTGACAAGCAGCCCTGCAAATTTTACATTTTTCATGCAATAGACTCCAATGTTCGGAATAACTTAGATGGACGTTTTCGCTGACCACCTAATGAATATTTTGAGCTATATCCAAAATATTCAACGTTTACACCGTATCTATCTTGATTGTGTGTAATGGTCGAGACTGCACGATATACTTTATCATATTCTTCTAAATTATCTTCTAGTCCTAATTTCGAAATTACTGAATGACTAGTCCAAAACATATAATTTGGAAAGTCTTGAATAATTTTACTAACCTTTGACAAAAACTTTTGTCGTTCACTTAATTGAATTGGTTTTTCAATAACCTTATTAGCTAATTCAATTAATACTTGAGTTTTACCAATATCTTGAAGTGAAAGTAAGTCGCATACTCGAGAAGAAAACTCAATACACTCTTTACGAGTATTAAATGATTTTAGTCTACGTTGAGGATGTTTATAATCATTTACATAAAACCATGAAGTATATTTTTTCGTAGCTCGAACTAAATATATGGCAAATCGTTGACCAGTTTTTTCATGAGTGAAAATATCTGGTGTTGATGGGTTTTTTACGCTTAACATTATGCTGCCTCCGCAAATTCAATTGCTGTTTCAAGTGCGTTCTTTTTACGTGTTTGGTTTCCGCCAAACCATGATGAATATAGACGATTGTCTGCGTTACGTCCTTGGACGTGATCGGTGTTAAATGTCACCGAGTTATATGCTTGCCACCAACTACCTTCAGCGAACTGTGCACCTGGTTGAGTCTCAAGAACTTCAAGACATTGCTTAGCATTTCGTGACAAAGTGTCAATAGATAATTTTTTATCCTGTACACGTTTGTCTGATGTACGTGGATAAACCGTGTTGTAGTATTCAATCAACTTATCCATTGAGAAACGCTTCGAACCAAGATACTCAGCCATCTCACGATATGTTGCAAGCTTTTCGGATGCAATGCCAAGAGCTTCCTTGACTTCACCTGGATTAAATTCAACACGGTGACCTACTTTCACTTGGCGTTCAGCTTGCATGCTGAGTGAAAGTGATAAGGTGTTATTACATACCACACGAATAGGAGTGAATCGAACATCGATTGACTTGCCGTATTGATGTGGGTTAGAGAAAAGGAGATACGATTCAACCGTATCGCCTCCAAAGAGATCGAATGATTCTTTAACCTTTGCTAAAGCCCATACCATTTGACCATCGCGAAGAGATCCAGCGGTGTGCATTTCCATATCACCAGCAAATACATATTCGCTGAAAAACTCAAAAGCCTGTTCGTTTTGAACGGGATTCCAGTCTTTACCTACGTTTGTAAGAACCTTTGCATCGGTTGAACGAACCAGTGACTTCATTCCGGTAGGAACTTTTTCACCATTAAAATCAACGAATGATTCACACTCATGAACAGTCCAATCAACACCAGCCTTTTCCATCATTTGAACTGGACTAAGATCATTTGAAACAGAAACTCCAAGACCATGCCATGGAAGTTCACCTGCGTACGCCATAGTCTCAACTTGATGTGCCATAATATAAATTCCTTTGTTTGTTTCTATGAGTACTATTATACCAAAATAGCATTCAAAAGTAAACAACTTTTTTCAATTAATTTATATTATTTTTATCAATAACTTGGAGTATCTTTTGAAAGTTCACGACACTTGATAAGCAAGAGATCTGCAACAATTTCATCAGGCAAATATTCGGGTTCAAATGCTACACCATAATGCATACAATAGTGCAAATAATTTTCAGCTTCTACAAGATTAGCCGGAGTTAAATGATTTTTGTATTTATCTAGATACACTGGTGAATCCCATTATGTTTGCGTTAATCCCTGAGGATATGATACATGCAGTTTCCATTTGTTTATTAATGGCAAGGAATGTCCATGTGCCAGTTACGTTATTCATAAACAATGTATGATAAACGTCATGATTAGCTTGATTTGTGTCCATCGCTACAAAAACATTATCTTCCTGAAATCGTTTTTGAATGCCTTCTACAACTTCTTTTGCTGATGCGCAGACAATTGGCAGTGTGGTTTCTTTCAACTCAATGGCCTGTGAAGGAAAGGCAACTAACATAATCAAGAGTATTAGCTTTTTCATAGCGTATTTCTCTTAAGTAAAAGAGGCTTCTGTTGCCAGGTGCCTCTGGAACCCCGCTACCTCAATCAGGCAGCAAGTGCAAAATTATCGTCGTTTGCATTTATATCTATAGAGATCTCTTTTAATTTTCCATCTGCCTGTCGAACCTATTCACCCCCATCAAAAGCACACCCCCGGTTTATCAGCCCGTTGCTCCTTCTTTGGGAATCCAAAGGCCAGCAGGATGTGCTTTTGGTGGAGGTGGAGGGATTCGCACCCTCGTCCAAACACTTTCCAATTAACGTCTTTAACCTCTATTACTATATATTATACCATGTTTTTCTATGAATGTAAATGTTTTTTCTTATAAATAATTATGACTCTAGAGAGAAGGGGAGAGTCATGATAGCAGAACTAGCTGCAGCTAATGCTGCATTTGCTGTTATTAAAGCTGCAATTTCTAATGGAAAAGAATTGTATGATGCAGGTGACTCAATACTAAATTATTTTGACGCTAAGACTAAATTACAAAAAACTGTAAACGAAAAACCAGTCGATAAGCGATCCGATCTAGAAGAATTTTTAGCTTTAGAACAGTTAAAAAAACAAGAAGAAGAATTAAAACAAATGATGATTTATACCGGTAGATCCGGTATGTGGACAGATTGGTTAGCGTTTCAAGCTCAAGCGAAGAAGAAAAGAGATGCTGCAGAAGCAGCAAAAATAGCTACAAGAAAACGGAAGCAGAAATTAATAATTGAAACTTCAATAGTAGTCGTAGCTGGACTCGTTTCCTTATTAGCAATAGGTGGAATATTTTATTTTATTGCGACTTATTAATTCTATGTCTAATTTGAAAATCGTAGGTTTGATATTCTCCAAGATTTATTTCACCACCATTACTATTTTCAATTCCTTGCGTGATTCCGTTTGAAGATTTTCTTTGAGCGGAATCAAACGCTTTTTCACTTTTAGGATTAGCGTCTATTCTAAATGACTTTGGCTCATCTTTACCCGGTTCAATCACCCAAACATATATGTATTGAAAGCGTTGAATATGATGAACGTATATGCTATCATTTGGAATCGTATGACTAACTGGATATCCTAATACATCTACAACATCTTGATATGCAAATATAATACAAGTCATTGATAGCGGAATTAAAAATAACATTGCATAAAAGTTTTTCCATATATGCATTGCTACAACAAGTAATATTGAAAATAATATAGTTGCAGATATGAAAAGAGGCAATAAACTTAAATCAAAAACCATGGGGCCTCACTGATAGAGAACGTTTTTTTGTAATGATGTCTGTTTTATTTAAATTGAAATCTAAAACGTTATTATCTTCACCAATTACAATATTAACTAAAGATATTTCTTGTCCAAAAGAATTATATTCATAAAAATTAGTATACACTTCTTGATATGGATTAACCTTTATTACCTGTAATCTAATGGTTCCCTTTGTAGTTGAGTCATAGGGAATTCTATTATATATGTGAGTAGCAATCCTGTAAGTACCTGGAACCGTTCCTCTTAGAGTTATAACCTCTCTATTCAATTTTACTATTTTTTCTGTGCCATCAACAATGACAGTATCATTTCCCCAACCAAGATCATCTTTTTCTAGATTCATTAATCCTGCATCTTTTTGCACGAAGCTAGAAGTATTACCTAGGGGATCTCTAACCCACAAGTCAACATCATCATTTAATTCAGGATTCCATTCAATGACAATGATGAACTCAGCCTTTTTAATTACATCACCGTTTTTTGTTATAGGGTTAATAAGTAGAAATGCTAAAATAAATAGAAAAACAAATCCAATAACTAAATTGAATAGAAGATCTGTAAATCCTATTGTGCTTTTAAATCTATCGCGATTCTGCATTGACAAGCTGAACCTTTAAAAGTTGACTAGTCACCAAACCAGTTAATGTGGTATACAGGGCAGTGCTCATACCCAATGCCATGTCGGTTAAAGCATCTTTAACTGATTGCGCATCTTGAATATTAATTTCAGCAAATGATGATCCTAGCATAACAATAAATCCTATGACAGTACCAATCATTCCAAGAGCAACAAGTAGTTCAGTTATAAACCATAGGAATGACATGTCGTCCATATCAACGTAGTGATCATGAGATCTATACGTACTAAATCCTACGTATAAAGAAGAGATGGAATAAATTGCAATAATGAAAAAACTAAGATAGGTTATGTCTTTTTCAATTAATACGTTAAAAAAATTAAATCCATATAATAGCACAGCAAACACGAACGTTACACACGTGAAAAGCCACCATCGCAAAAATCTGGAAACAAACATAAAACTATCTCTTTAAATTCATATAGTTTTATTTATAATTAATCAAATTCTACAATACTTTCATCATGGAGATACAGCATAATTAATGCATAATGCAATACTTTCAATAAGTCTTTTCTAGCATCATCCATATTACCCTTTTTACCGTATCGCTGTGCGTATTTCATTACGTTTCCGATACAAAAACCAGATCCATGCCCGCCATCAATAATGAATTCAGTGGCTTGAAACTTTGACTTTGAATAATGAGTATTATAGGTTGAATCGATATAATTTAGCAATTCAGCCATGAGTTCATCTTCACGAAATTTATAATCAATAGATGACTTTTTACTAGGCATTATTTTCTTCCTTTTTAATTTGTAATTCTAGTGCAATCATTTTTGCATTTAAAATTCTAACTTTATCCCACTTTCGCTTTACTGATGCTTTAAGAATTTTTAAATATATTTTCTTTAATTTGCTTTTAAGATTTTTCATTTTTCTTTCTCCTTAAAACATTATATGGATCCACTTGATCCAACCAAACATCACCAAGTGCTGAAACATATGCATCATATGACTTCATTTGAAACTCAGCCTGTTTATCACTTGGAACAAAAATCTCCTGAAATTCATCAGGAGTAATATCCATTTCAATCTTAATCTTCATTAGCCTTCTCTTTCCAAATTCCACTGTACTTTATTTGGAGGTGACGGTGGACTATGGTGTCTTATTTTTCTACCAAGAACATAGCTTGCAATAATAGCTATAATCAACGATGTAAAAAATATTTCAATTGGTATCATTCTTGACAATCACTTCCAGGATATATGTAATCACCGGCTGTAGTAAATTTTAGGTCGCCCATCTTTTCGGCTGATTCATCAACTATTTCTTGTGGGTATAATCTATAATATTGAAATGACTCTAAAGGATATCCCTGTTCGCCAATCCATTTTTCAAGATTAAACTGTGAGCTTAAAAATAGATCATAAGCTTTGCCACCACATAAAACTGCTTCTTCAGGTAAAGCTTTTGGAAATCCATATGCCCAACCCGCAGGAGTTGGGTCAATCATTAACTCATACTTTTTTTCCATTGCCTTTCTTCCTCTTTATCGTACTCTTCACGATCAAAGCCGATGGGAGTTACTTGCTTCATAATTAATTCATCACTCCATGAAGCAAAGTAAGGTTCTTCAGTACGAAAGTGGTCGATAATTTCATTTTTTGTAACTACCGAGTAATTTGATACTGTTTCACCCATATGCCGTTGAGTGAATTCCAAGGTATCACCCGCAGATACCTGTTTCTGGACATAGTCAAGCATATCCTTGTCTTCCACTTCATCTGGCACTTCAATGCAGTACGTCATGTTGAACATTGATACTGCATTGACCATCACGTACTTACTCATAAAACAAAGTCCTGTACAAATCCGACTATACCTAGACTTAAAGCAATTAATAAAAATACTTGAGCCATTCGCACTGCGATATAATCACTCATCGCCATCCTCGCTTTTTACCATCATCCATAAGATAAACAAGCAGCAAATTAATCCTGCTACAAATTCCATCACTGTCCCTCTGTTAAATATTCTGGATCTGGCTCGTTATTATTAATAATTTGCTCGTATAGATCTGCATTGATTGCGCCATACTTTTTCACAAAGTCTTCCTTGGACATATTGATTGCATCTTCCTGCATGTCAAAGAAATCATTACCCATCTTACTCATTGCTAAATTTCCCATCCGTGTACATTAATAATCCTACTACTGCAATTACCAAACCCAGCACAATTACTGAATCTACAGCTGCGGCAAATGTACCACCCACAGCCGCAAGTGCAACGTAAATTCCGTATCCCTTACCCATTATCAAATCTCCTTTACCATTTTAATGATACAATCTGGACGACGGCGATTCTGGTATTCGTATGCTTCCTGTTTGTCACGTGTATTGAATACAACATTGCCATCTTTATCTACCAAATGAAACCGCATTAGAATTCTCCTACTGTCCCATTCTTAGCATAAAAAGCGGCAGCTCCGCGCTCGTACGAAGTGGAAGCACGAAGCTTCCGAATCTTCTCAAAGAAATAATCATCACGAACCGCTTCGTGTATCGCGGTAGTTGCCTTAACCCAGGCCTTGTTCTGCCAGAACGTAGCCATTAACTCGTCTTGTTTTTCAAAGATTTCTTTTGCACCTGGGATATCGATATTACGCATTTTCATTCTCCTCAGGAGTAGCTATTTCACCGCGCAAACCAAGCAAAGCAGCCATAGCTTTATGGGCGTAAGTTTTCTCAGGGTTAGTCATTTCGCCGAACATGCGGTCCAAGTCTAACATCATCTTATAAACCACTGCATCCATCATTTCATTTTTCATAATCTATTCTCCTCATTTCTTAGATCTATTATACCAAATCGATCGAGAATGTACACCATTTTTTTCGCAAAAGTTTTCATATTGAAATCAAAAACTTATGAAGCTATCTTCAAGTGTTTGCACTTTCCATGAAACTTATATCCGGTGCACGTGCAAGAATTATTATTCTTATTAACTAGATATATCGCACCCTTAGAACCAGTAACTTCTACAATATTTTCATCATGTAATTCTGGAACTGTGCCAATGGTATGGAATTTGCGGCGACGCATGTCAAAGGATTTTGGCTTGGCATACATATCTAAGCCGCGGGAATAGTCAGCCACTTGAAACCAGACTAGCTTGTCTTTTTCATTTACATAGTAGAGATGTGGTTGGTAATGAAAACCATCTACTACACCGGTTGTCTCACATAAAATACGAATCATATAGAACCTCAATCAAGAAAATAATACAGAATTAATCCAAAGCTTATGCCGAACATTGACGCCAGTATAAGCTCAATCCACACTAGAACTTTCTCCATTCACCCGATATTAAAAGATATGCGATGGCGATACCTGTTACGCCGAGTACCAGCATCACGTCAAGATAATTCGCAGTGTAACCCATGATTAAGCCCTCGCCAAAACTTCAGAAGCATCGAAGACTGAGAAGAACCGTGGCTTTTTCTCACCAGTTTCTTCGTCTTCTTTGAACATTACTAACTTAGCGCAAGCCTTTAAGCCTTTCAATTTAGTTCCAGGGATGCCTAAAGATTTTGTAGCTTGTTTAAAAGTAACTACTGCGTCCACTCCAGCAACCATTAAAGTGGTTGCATTAACTCCTGAGTATTCTTTTCCAGTAACATAATTAATCATAATCTATCTCCTCATTTGATAGATCCATTATACCTTATTAGAAAAAAATGTACACCTTTTTTTTCACTTATTTGAAATTTATTTTTTATAAGGATTTGAATCACTTATAGTGATATCTTCAAAATTGTTTAAGTCGTAGTAGTGAATACCACTAGAGTCTTCATAAGATACGATGAGAGGTTCATCGCTTAGCATTAATGATCCTAAAAGATCACATAATTCTGAAGCAATTTTAGCTTCAGCCTCTTCTTCCTTTTTTCTTCTATAATCATCTAAACTGTGAAGTGTTCCCATAATAATATTCCTCTAAATATCCTTTTCTGTTGTAAAGGATTAATTTTTCATGAGTAGTTTCTGTCGACGTTGTAGCCGCATTGATCTTTTCATTATATACTTCAGACACCGGTTCAATACGAGAAAATGGAGACCAAAGTTGAATAAAGTTTTGATAGATTGGTTGGAAACTAAGACTCATAATGTAATCCTTCGTTTCCGTTTTGACCAATGATATCCATTCTCTCGTTGTTCTCTTCCCATTCAATGTTATCATAATAAATGGTTGAAAACTTTTTAAGCTTTTCTTTCTTTACTTCAGATTGCTCGTAGCATTTTTCTAAGCTAATCACTTTGTCCTGATTTAAAAGTTCTATCATACATAGGATGTCACCAATCTCTTTTTCTAGTTCAGCGTCATTTTCTACACCACCAAACCTTATACACTTAGATGCTCGCTGAGTAACTTCGGCACATTCTTCCATAAGTATCAGTAAGATTTGTTCTTTTCTAGTCATTAGATTTTCCATCCATTTGTGTCTGGCCTTTCATTATTACCAACAGTATTTAATGGTTTATCGGGAATAGGATCATCATTCATAAGATCTTGTTCTTCAACATCATATAATCTCATTTTTGCTCGATCAACGCCGATAATAAATCGTTTGTGGATAGTTGGGTCGTTGTATCTATTTTTGAGTTGCTTGACCATGAGCTGACCGCAGTTTTCAAGTTCTTCTGTAGATATAAGTGCAAACATGAGGTCGGCAGTTGCAGGGAGACCGAAACTTTCTGACGTGTCCTCAAGGCCAACATCAGAGTTGGAATAACCGGACCTGGTCGTTTGGGTTGCCGATACAATAGGAACATCGAATTCCACAGCGAGTCCCCGAATCTCTTCTGCAATTGCTTTAATATAATTATAGGAGTTAATTGCACCACCCATTCCCTTCATTCTTGAGCTTGAACAAATATTTAGATAATCAATAAAAATAATATCGGGCACAAATTGCTTCTTCAATTTCAACTCATTCAACAATCCGCGGAAGTGACCTGCATGAGCCTGACCAGTTGGATACTCTTTGATAATCAACTTACCATTCGTCTTCCGTGAGATATCTGCGACTTTCGTGGTAAACATGTCCTTTGACAGTTTATCCAACTGATCGATTGGCACATTCAGTAAGTTTGCGTCAATACGCTCTGCGATACGTTCTTCGGCCATCTCCATAGTTATATATAGCACATTGCTTTGAGTTGTTAGGCTTGAAGCAGCCATATGACACATAAAGAGAGACTTACCCACACCAGTCCCTGCAAGAGCGATGTTAAGCGTCTTAGTCGGAAGACCTCCCTTTGTAATTCGGTTGAAGTATTCAAGGTCAAAAGGTAAGCGTTCTTCCGTAGTGTGATAAAATTCGTATCTTTGTTCTGCATTTTCTGTATAATCGTGTCCTACGTTATTATCAAATCCAACACCTAACGCTTTACTCAATAAATCTGGCAATGCACCCTTAGTTAAAGTCTCGTGCTTTCCATCAATAATAGAAATAGACTCCATGATTGCATTGTGAATTGCGCGATCCTGGCACCACTTCTCAGTGGTATCATTTAACCAATCTTCATCTACTTTTTCGTTTGCAAATAAGTTTGGCAATATTTCTGATGATAAACGATATTGTTCATCTGACAATCTATCAGTTTGGTCAATTTCAATTTGGAAAGCTTCAAGATTTGGAAGCTTATTATACTTAGCAACAAACTTACCAGCTTCTTTAAATAATACTCGATAAATGCCTTCGAAGTAATCTGGCTTTATAAATGGCAAAACCTTACGCATGTATTTTTCATCAGTAAGAAGATTTCGCAATATTGTTTGTTCAAGATTTATCTGTATCATCAACATCCCTAAATGAAACACTACCGTCTTCAATACCAGATTCGATAATGCTTTCTAAAATTTGCGTAGCTACACTCTGTAGCTCAACATCATTTTCACTAATAGTACTATCCGGACTTTCTATAATCGAAAAACTATATTCCAATTGATCTTTTATTTTGTTAAAAGAGATTGCACCGAAGACTATTACCGTTTCAACAAACACTCCGGTCATAATCCGGATTGCCCAAGCATCCGGATCATTCGTCTGTGGAATAAGTTCATAGTCGGTGTTTTCAATCATCGCTCACCACAATAGAAAATTTCTTGTTAATAGCTGATTTAAAATCAGTTTCTTCGAAAATAGAATCCCAAAATTCTTTAGCTAAAGTGTCCTTTTCTCTAACCTTTGGTTCAACCATTTCACCGGTATTCGTGTCAACTCGACAATACCAACCGTTGGATGGTTTTTGAACATGGCCTGTCGCCAATGCAACATCAAGTAAGCCAGAATAGTATTGCACGCCACCTTCCCATGACACACTAATTGGGATTTTAGATTTTTCTTTAACATATCGCGATTTTTCAATGTTAATCACAAAATGATAACCTTTGATTTCAGTGCCTTGTTTATCCTGTTGACGGCCAATAATCCAAATATTATCCGCAGAATAGTAAACACCAGTACCACCTGACACGATATCTTTAGGAAATAATCCCTGTTCTTTATATGTGTGATTGATAGCAATACATGGAATATCTTTCATTGTAAAATAAGGTGTAGTCATACGGAATAATGATTTAAGCTGTTTTGCTCGAGACATATCGGCCACAGACTTTTCATTCATTGCATCTTCCAATTCTTTCTTCGAAGCAATATTGCCGATAGAATCAATGATGATAACAACTTTATCTTTTTTATCAATGGTTTCGAGTTGACCAATAATATCAAACTTTAGCTGTTCAATATTCATTACTGGCGTATGAAGTACGCGATTAGTGTCGATACCAAACGTTTTAAAGTACTCTTGCGGTGAACCAAACTCTGAATCATAGAACAATAGCACTGCATCTTCGTATTGATTTAAATAAGCCGCAGCCATGATTAGCGCGAATGATGTTTTAAAGTGCTTTGATGCACCAGCGAGAACTGTTAAGCCTGGAGTTAGACCACCATCAACTGATCCGGATAATGCAACATTCATCATAGGAACTGGAGTTGAAATTTGATCTTTTTCTAAAAAGAATTGCGACTCAGATAGAATCGCAGTTTCTTTGATTTTAGAATTTTTTTTAAGTTTATCCATTATTGACATTATGTGTAAGTCCTTTGAATTTTGACCTGATGTTCATCGGTGATTTCGCCCCGTTCAATTCTGGCTTTAAGCACTGTCTCCGACCACACTTTGTAGTGCCGGCCGTCAGGTTTTTTGACCCAATAACAAGTACTGGATGTGAGAGGCACGTTTCGTTTAGGCATACTTTTCTCCTTTCAAGACCTATATTATACCATAAACTCATCTAACTGTAAACCATTTTTTTCGTAGATTAAAGATTTACTTTTATTATCTTGAATAAGAAAATCAGTATCAAGCATTTTTAATTCATTTCTTAAATATGCGTCAATTGAATTTGCCATATCTGTTGCGGTAGAGACTGGAACGTTTTGACAAATATGATTTAGATTTTTCTTACCTCCATGTAAATTAAAATCTCTAGGCATTCCCATAATTTCTAGGCATTCGCGAATTGTCAAATACCTATCTTCATCCGGGTGTGTTAATGAATTTGGAAAGTGACCAACAAAAGCTCCAATATAATCTTTTGGAATTTCTGGACCTCTTCTCATAATATTGCCGCCGGTTTCTAGCTTATCATACATCACTTGACACCGTGCCGCTTCTTTTTCATATCCTTGCTTTTTCATCCACTTCGAAACTTCATCATATTTTACTTTGCCTACATCCTCAATATAGTGTAGTGGATTAGTAGTTTTTTCTATTTTATCCTGAAACTCGCTATGTGTAATTCCTCCGCATAATTCATTTAAGACGTATTTGTAGTATGCATTTTCTGAAGGAATGTTTGAGTTAGCTAAGATAGACATTGGATCGCCGGCGTCTCGCGGGACTGATCGTAATACATCTTCAATTTTTTTATGTTCTCTCTGGATATATTCGAATACTGGGACGCGAGTATCTTTCCAGAAAAAATAGAATGAACGTTCTCTTACTTGCGAGAGTCCATGGAGGAGTGATTTTGTTTTGAAGATTGAGAAAGTGTATCCGTTTTCTCTTGCAACTTCTCGTAATTTTTCCACCACTGGCGCTCCCATCTTGGATGCAAGCCGTGGAGCATTTTCTCCCCAGAAAACCTTTGGCCTAATTTGCTCAAGCACCAATTTCGAGGTATGAAGCATCCAATCATTAGTTGTGCTATCACTAGAGGAACTAACACTAAGGCTACTAAGACCAGCACAAGGGCATACAGTATTGACAACGTCGACGTAATTAGCATTAATGCTAGCCACGCCGTCGCCATCGACCAATCTATAAGGCACTGACTTATAGTATTCAAGTAAGTGTTTATCGTTGTTCGTAAATGGTTCATAGCTTAATATGTACTCCGGTTCTTTCTTGAACACCCTTTGCATTGCTATAGTTTCTCCACCAATGAGTGGGACAATACTTGCATAATTAGCCATAGCTTACGTTCTGCTCTAGTTCGCGTTGATCTTTTTCATAATTACTTCTGTATTTATTATTCTCTACAATCGCTAAAGCAAGTGCAGAAAAATCAGAAGAATAATTAAGAAGTGCTAAAGTATCCTTTGGGAAGCATGCTCCACCGAATCCTCGCTTTCCATCGGGCCCAGGTACTTGCATGTGTGATGTGCCCATGCGAGGATCTCTTTTCATTGCATTCGTAATTGTTTCATAACTCGCATCAGTCTTTGAAATAACATCATAAAATTGATTCATCCATAATACTTTAGACGCAAGGTAGGAATTGATACCATACTTAACAAAACTAGCTTCCGCTGGAGTCATATAATATGCTACAGTTGGTTCACATAATGTATAGTCTTTATATACTTTTTCAATATACCTACAAACACTTTTGTCTCCACCTAGAATATGCATTGGTGGATGTAAAAAATCATATGCGGCATTTGCTTCAGTTAAAAACTCTGGATTGTAAACAACTCTATGTGGCGATAAATCGTATAACTGAGAAATAATGTCTGGAGTGACAGTAGATTTAATCACGATTATTGCGCGAGTATTCTCAATAATCTCACCGACTACATTTTCTACAATAGAAGAATTGATCGATCCATCATCAGACATAGGAGTTGGAACTGCGACAAAAACTACATTTGGATCAAAGTCCTTTAAATCTTTTACGGAGTTTCCATACAATGGATCTATAATCTTTTTCGAAACATCCTTTTCACTTTTAAATCCAGAAGATACTGCCTTTCCTACGAAGCCATGACCTACAACGCCTAGCTTAAACATTATAGTATTCCTTATACCAATCGGTAAACTTTTTCACTCCATCTTTAATTGATGTTGTAGGATTATACCCTAAACGCTGAAGTTTAGTTGTATCTGACCATGTCTCTGGTACATCGGCCGGATGCTTAGGTAATAAATTGCACACTGCAGTTTTACCCATGTTGTGCTCAATCTCTCTGACAAAGTCGACTAAGTTAACTTGAGCGCCAAAGCCAATATTAAATATTTCATGATACTCATCAGTGTCATTTGTAATCTTATCAAGAACTATAACTACACCTTGCACAATATCATCTACATATGTAAAGTCGCGTTTCATATCACCAAAATTGTATAGGTCAATTGCTGAAGATTCGGCAATACCTTTAGTGAATTTAAATAGAGCCATGTCTGGTCGACCATAAGGGCCGTATACAGTAAAAAATCTCAGGCCAATAGATCTAGCCATTTTAGAATGCATGAATTGACATTCATTTGCTCGCTTTGACCAACCATACGGATTATTCTGATGGCCAGGTCGATCAGTCTCATTCCATGGAAGAGGCTGACCATGCATTACGCATGAACTAGATGCATATACTACATTAGCACCTTTCTTTTCACATACTTCAATAAGCCTTTGTGTACCAGTAATATTTGTATCAATATATGGTTGTGGGTCTTCTAATGAATGCCGTGGATTTGCAAATGCAGCTAAGTGCAATACAACCATATCTTCATTAATAACATTTTCATAGTATCCAGTATTTCGAATATCACATTCAATGATATCAACGCCGGCGTCTTCTAAAATTTTTTGACGGTCTCGTTTAAGAGAGACTTCATAATAATCATTAAAATTGTCTAAGCCTACAACACCCCATCCTAGTTCTTTAAGTTTTAATGCAGTGTGCATTCCGATCATTCCGGCAGCGCCGGTAATTAAGATATTTTTCATGCGAAAAATTCCTCCAGTCCTTGTGGTTGGTCAATATTACTAATGGCTAATTCGATAATTTCATCGACAACATCTTTTGCATCAGAGTGTTGCTTCCAAAATTCAAACGCCATCTCTCTCCAATCATCTCTCATGGTAGGATCATTTTTGAGTTTGATCATTAATTCTAAACATTCACTAAAGTTTGAATAGTCTAGACCGATTGTGCCAGTGTTTTTACACAAGGACACTGGCTTTCCTTGTACTTTATGTATCACATTATCACAGAAGTGTTTATGAAAAATAGGCACTGAACCCGATGCAATAATTTCTGCATGACAGTTTTCAATATTATTTCCGTACGTTTCAGCTTTAAGATGATATAAGTCTGATCCAAATGCAGATTTTGATAACCGAATCATACATTCTTCATTTATATATTGTGGATAAAGATACGCACCATTTCCGATAGATTCTTTTCCATATAAATCTGGTTTGAATTTGTCTATTTCGCCATGTTGCTTTTCAGGCCTAAAGTAATTTACTACTTTTCTTCTGTCAGTTGGAGTATCACTTTTGTTATCGCGATACAACACAAGAGGATATTGAATACTAGCTTCAAGGCCTTCTAGAATTGTGACAAATTGATTGTCCATAAGACTATCCTGATGATAGTCAATCATAAGAGATGGGCCTTTCCACATTGCAGTGCGGCCAATCCATCTTACTACATTATTTTGTTGGTGAGTGATAGGTAACCAATAATCTTCACGGTGGCCATCGTAATCAAATCCAAGTTGCATTTTCTTAAGTGGAGTGGTAATTTTATTTTTCTTCATAAATTTAGAAAAATCATTTTCTAAACTATGAGTCATAATTACATCCATTTCTTTACAGACTTCTGGAAGATTTGCATTACGAGCAATTGATGCAGACTTATGATCTACATTAATAAATGCTTTACGAATTTTGATATTTTTTAACAAATCAATAAAATTATCTTGACATGCTTGTGGGTGTGATTTAGAAGGAATTGAATACACAACACAAAGATCATATTGATTAATAACGCCTGCCATATTTTGCCATTCGGTGGCAATTGACATTTCAGTTTGTTTGATGGGTAAGCCTTTAGCTCTACCCCATTTTTTATCATTTGCTGATAAGATGTCTGCGCCAGTTACTTTCTGCATTTGAATTGCGCATTGAGTGACGCCGCATCCCTCGGTACCTCTACCGAGTAAGATGATTATTTTCATATTTCGCTCCTTACGTAAGCTATTATACCACAGCTTAGTCTATTTGTAAATACGTTTGTGAGTAGGGTTTCCCCTCTTCGGAGAATATTCTTTCGAAGAGGGGCTATGCCCTATAACGATGATGTTTGTTTTTGACTCCATGCTTGTTCAACTTCTAGTTGTTTCACCCGTTGAGTTAGAAACTCAATTTGCATTGTTAACTCTTCAATAGTAGTTGGTTCTTTTTGTAATAATTTTTCTTGATTACCCTTTTCATTAATCTTATGATTTAATGAACTCGAATTGTATACTAGTTTCATTGAACATCTCCTGTGTTTTATTCCACGAAGTTACCCAAGTCGATGGTATCACCATATATTTCATAACAACTCTTTTAATTCCAACTTGGATAATTCCTTTCGCGCAGTCAGAACAAACCGGTAGTCCAGTTACATATAATGTAGCACCATCGAGTGATACACCATTATATGTTGCATTATATATCACATTCATTTCAGCATGGACTACCAGCCCATATTTCCTCTCACGATCATTATAACGTTCTTCGCTGTCATCGATCCCTCGAGGAAATCCATTGTACCCTTGAGCTAACACTTGCCCTTTGGTACCTACAGCCACGGCACCTATTTTCCGTGACGGGTCTTTCGACCAACTTGCTACTTCTTCAGCAAGCTTTAAATATCTTTGATCCCACTTTACGTCCATAATGCTGTATAATACTTTCCAAATAGATTTAAACCATTTTTGAATCTTTGATTCCATTCAACGTTATCATAAGATTCCATTGCAACATTTTCTACTATTTGTTCATGCGTCCAAATCATTTCGTCTAAAGCGTAATCCCAACGAGCATGAATCAATGGATCTTCCATATCACCTATTTCTTCATAAGTGTTGAATAGATCTAATTGATCATTGTACATCGCCGGATAAGTGGTTCTTAAATTTTGAGGAACATCTTCTTGATCAATAATTGCTGAACCATGTTTGAGTTCCTTTATCTTTTTAAGTAGCGGTAAAATAATAAGCGAAAGAGTATAGTCCGCACTCCATGTATCATAATCATGGATAACAATTTCTTCTCTACGAGGAGAATCATCTTCTTTATATGGACCAATTGTTACTCTCATTACAGGATTAATCCTGAAGTTGCTTGTCGCCAAGCTCTAGCAAAATCTTCATTACATTCAATAATAAAAATAAAATTAGAGATGGTTGCTACTTTAGGATCTAATTTGCCAGACATACATAATCCTTTTGCAAAACCCATGCCTTCTTCATTTTGAACTAAAGTCCTAGGGTCTTCGAGTGTTACACCACTTTCGCTATCTTTTACATATTTGCCAACGATTTCGCCGGCCATTGTCATTGCGACTACAATATCGCCTTTTTTCATACTATTCTCCAGTTACTAAGTGAAAGTGTCTTTCATAAACATGCAAATTTTGCACTTGCCAAATGATATCGCCGGGTTTAAAATCATCTTCAAACATATATTCATCCGAATAATTAATTGCTTCGCATAATTCTCGAAGTACATATTTTTGCCAAGCTCTGTCGTTTTTATAACCAAACACTACATCATTAGATCTCATCTGAACTGCAGCATGAATTAAATTATCTCTAATATAATAAGTTACCGCATTGGTACAAATAAAATCATTTTTGCCATTTTCATTATATTCAACCCAAATTGAAGGGCGATTATAAATCATAGTGGCGCGTCTGCCATCTTTATTATTTATTAATTCTTTGACTACAGCATTAAATTGACTGTAATATTTCTTATCGAATATAAGCTTACCGTAATTCGAATTAATATTGCCGTGCTCATCTGCACAATATTCCCAAGCTTCTGGTGGATGTCGACCATCATGGTAGATGTCATAGATATTTGTTGACTCACTCAAATACCAATCAATTTCTGCGCTAACGTATTCTTTATTAACTTTACCGAAAATCGCAGATTCATCGGCTAAGAAAGATGCACCAAGAATTTCAATTGTTTTTTGGCCAGTCTTATCTACTACGAATTCTTCAGCAGATAGTTTATCGATAAACTCTGCGCGAATATCATTTACTGTCAGCATCTATGATTTCCTTTACGGTTTTTGGATTTGATTTGATAGGGCGATTAAACATATCACGGTCTGGCTTTTGGCCTTCCATTTTACCGCGCATGTACGATACAGCAAATGAAGCATAGTTAATTAAATCTTTGTATGAATCCTCGAGCGATTCAAAGTTTGGATCATTACCAGATTCTAAAAGAGATGTGGCGCGCATTACTTTACCAATAATAATATCATGAATTGTATCGACGCCGCGGCGGTAATGCATTGCTTGTAATATCGCAGATTCGTCACTTTGATAATCTTGCGATTTGCGAGTTTGCAGTTCGGCGCATTCCTGCAATACTTTAACTGATTCTTTCATACTTTTCTCCAATTTGCATATATTATACCACAGTTACATACGTTTGTAAACAAATTCTAGCGCTCTATCAGCTTCTTTTTCAATAGGTCTATTAGCATACCAGTTACCGGTATCTTGATCAAACTGTTTACACATTTGAGAAATTTCATGAGCAGTGATTGGATATTCGCGACGGATTGCATTTGCTGCGATTGACACCATTATTCTATACATAGTATGATACCAACCAGTGTTAGTAATCGAACGGTATTCAGCTTCAAGGTGTTTAGGGAAAAACGGGCAATCGTGATATGAATTCCAGCGATAGCTCGTGTTTTCTAGTTTAGATTTTCGGTGCTCAATGATTTGTTTTTGAAGTTCATCTGGCAGTCTATCGAAAAAGTTTGATGCGTGTGATTTTTCCTGATAAGGAAACTCTTTCATTAGGGCATATGGATCAATAAATTCACTACCACCACCAGTAAAAATAAAGTTGTTAGCGCCGCTATACTTACCAGGGATATAATACATTCTTGATAAGTCTTTAGTTTGACGATCTCCAATGTTTCCAAGCTTTGATTGGAGAGCGAACCAGAAGCTTTTAATATCTTCTTTTCTAACTCTTGTTCGAAGTGGAAAAACAAGCCGAAATTTTGGCGAATCGCTTGTGCTACTTGCAGTAGAATAACAAATGTAGTGGCAATTATTAACCATCCCATCAAGCTCACTCTTTAAGTCTCCTTTAAATTCATGATCATCGACATCGACTGCGCACCATTTACCCCAGTCCATGACATTGTGATTAGCTCTAGTTGTATTTATTATATAAGTGGCCGGTGAAATAAGCTGAGCATCTTTTTTACTTTTACGAGGAATTTCTGATAACTCATATAAAAGCTTTTCAAACTTTTCGAATGAATCAAAATCCATTCTTTTATGAGTTTTATTATCAAATATATTTTTAAATAATGTCAGAGAGTAGTCCATGATTTCCTTTATGACTCGGTGCTTCCCAACCATCAGGCTTAATTAAATCAGGCAAACCTAAAGGATTTGGGCGAGATTCTTTCACTCCAGGCGTTTTAGCTAAATTTGCCTTATACACCTCATTCCAAGCTTTTTCAGAATCAACGTTAAATGCATCGAGAGTTCCAATTGCAATAACACATAAGTCAATTAGTCCATCTACAATTTCTTCTGGATCGTTATTTTCAAATGCAGCTTTTGTTTCATTTAATTCTTCTTCTAAGAATTTAATACGAAACTCTAAAAATTTGCGCATGAGTTCTTTATCGTGCTTATTTTTTCGAATCCATTCTGTCACTTGATAATTAGTATGCATTACTTGCATATCTTTAAACCATCTATCGGTCATCGTTGTCTCCTACAATTGTAAATTTAAGTGGTTCACTAGTATATTCTACCACACTTTCTTCAGAATGTACAACAATATCAATATAATTATTTTCCGGAATATGATATCCAGATGCTTTTAAGAATCCTTCGAAAGCTTCTAGCAAATCAGGCAGACTTGCCTCTTCACTTATAGTCATTTCAATATTTTCAATAGCGGTGTAAGGCCTATCACGGTCATTAGTAGTATTGATAAATTTAATCATGCGAAGAACTCCTCTAGTGTTGCTTCTTCTTCGGCTTTCCAACCGATTGCGTTTAAAATAAAATTAAGTGGTTCTAGAAATGTTTTTTCAAATTGTTTGTCATAATCAATGTATTTATGTAACTGTAGTTCCGGTGGTAGATATTCCGGAAACGTGATGACATTTTCTTTAATGTGATTCGGGACTTTGAGATAACAGAATTTAGTTTTATCACCCGCCTGTATGAGCTCATATTTCTTCTGAAGCGTATGTTGCTTAATATAGTGATTATATAGTAGCGCTCCACGAACATGTATTGGCGTACCCTTACTATAGATAAATTTTCTATCTCTCCACTTTTCCAGTTCTGATACACCCCGCGGGAAAGATACCTGCTCTGGAGAAAGAGCTTTAAACCTGGCCTTGAAATCAGCGATCTCCTTTTGAGTATTTTCTTCCGATGAAGATATAATAACTTTAAATAGTTGTTTGAGTGCGTCCCTACAAACCGCCGGTGTAGAGGATTTGATTGCTTCAATTCCCATGATTTTGAGCTTTGGTTCGGTGTATTGTACACCTTCACTATTATGGACATTAAGGATATACCTCTTTTTTGCTGTCCAGATACCACGATCTGCAATGACTTCGCGAGACATTTCCATGCGTTTTCTATAGCAATTCATGTTGTGGAAAAGATTGTCATATGATTTAGCTAAAAGTTTTTCGAAGTGATCTGTACAGATCTTATCTAAAAACTTAACAGGATCTTCTGGACTAAAGTGATTTACTAATGGACCGAAATTGACGTATAAAGAATCTGTATCAATTGCAATAACGTAATCAGTTTCAGTCTTTAATAGTTTATTCATTTCTTTGTTCACCGCAGCTTCAGCCCACTGAATCACTCGTTGGCCAGTGAGTGTAATACCTTCTGCGATTCTTAGATCAAAATACTTAAAATATTGATTACCGAGAGCGCCAAAAAGAGAGTTAAGCAAAATTTTAAGAGCCATCTGACTGTTTTCAAGTTGACTAATTTCTTTTTCAAGATCATATGTATTTTGTTTTTCATACTCCTGTTGAGCTGCTAGCATCATATTCTTAATCGATTTGCGTTCGTCGTAATAATCTACAATGATGCTTGGAATAATACCTTCTTTGTCTTTTCGATAAAAAGATCCGTTAGCTGCGCATGTTGCATCTTCTGATTTACTGCTTATCAATGTCTCCGGAGACATATTCCATTGCACAATAATGTTAGGATATAGTGAGTTTAAGTCAAATGATACTACCCAATCATGAATTCCAACTTGCGGTTCTTTGACGTATCCACCTGCAAATGTAGATTTTTGAGAAGGTGCAACTTCTAATGGTGGAACCTTACGTAGAGATAGTAGCTTACGATATATGATGGATTCCCAGATTGCTGTAGTGCCAAAGGTGTCATTGTAGTTAACACCACCTTTATATGCAACAGTAACAGCAGTCGTGATAAGCCCCATCTTATCTTCTAAGCGTTCAACCAACTGGACATCTTTCATATTGTAATCGATATATCGTTGATAGTCATCTTTATATAAATTACGTAATGAACCAGATTCTTCGAAGCTCAGTTTCTTTTCACCTAGCACGACAGACGCAATATGATCTAGCTTGTAAGATTCTTGAGCTCCATATGAGTAGCCAAACTTTTGAAAGAGCTCTAGATAATCGAGCTGACTGATACCTTTAATATCATAAGTGTCTTCAGGTCTTTGTCTACGAGTCACTTGTCTATAATCAACTAATCCCCACGGAGAAAACTTTTTAATTGCTTCAAGACCGACAATTTTTGCAGTGCGATTAACTAAATATGGAATATCAAAAAAACGTGTATTCCAACCAGTGATCACGTCAGGAGAATGTACTGGATTGCTCCAGTATTCTAGAAACTTAGAAATTAAGTCAAATTCATTATCACATTTAATAAAATGTAAAGGCTGAATAAGAGCTTTTTCAGTATCAAAATCACCGTAACCCCAAACTCGATAATGAGTATCTTTATTCGATTTTACCGTAATTGATAGTATCTGTTGATCTGCTATAGATGGTTCTGGAAATCCATCTTCATACGCAGTTTCAATATCAATTGTTAAGACATTAATCATTTCGCGATTAAATTTTATTTCATTCGGAAATTTTTCTGCGATGTATTGATGTATGTAATTGCGAGATCCAAACAGTTTATATCCAGCAACATCGCGGTACATTTCAATATGTTCTTTAGCATCACGCATAGAATCAAATTGAACTGAGTTGACGTCAGTACCATCGACTGACGTCCACCCGGTTATTTCTTTTGAGGGAATGAAAAGAGTAGGTTTAAACTTTTCTTTTCTTAAGATTGGCTGACCATTATCAGCATATCCTCGATATAAAATTGAGTTTGCATATCGAGAAATTGATGTATAAAATGGCATATATACTCCATGATGAATTAGATCTATTATACACTAATTGTGCAATAATGTACACCATTTATTTCAAGCGCTATCACATTCTCCACAACAATCTGACGTTCCACACTTGTCGTGTACAACGCCATCACCTTCTAAAGGATTGTCTAGCCAAACTTCTACTCCATCGGAATCAACCATAGACTACATCTACCTTACAGCGAAGATATTCTATTACAGATTCTGGGGATGAAACTCCATAAGGATCTGGATTATCTGCTGTAGCATCTGGTTCTAGAAACATTTTTTCAATAATGCCATTATCTACAATCATTGCATATCTGCGTGACCGAGTGCCAAATCCAATGGCTGACATGTCGACAGCCATTCCCATTTCTTTTGTGAATTCTGCGTTACCATCTGGAATAAAATCAATCTTACCAGCACAGTCTTGCTCAAGCATCCACTTACGCATAACAAAAGTATCATTTACCGATAACACATAGATCTCATCAATCATATGAGATTTGATAACATCGTGTTGTGCTACAAAACCCGGCACTTGATATGTAGAGCAAGTGGGTGTATACGCACCCGGTAGCGCAAACACTACGACACGATTGCCCAGGAAAATATCCTTTGTTTCTACGTCTACCCATTTGAATGGATTATCTCCTCCGATAGATTCATCACGGACTCTCTTCTTGAAAGTCACGTTAGGTACTGGCACACCTTCCATTACCCCTGTCCTCTATATGTTTTGTGTGATCTTTTCTTTGATTTATTCATTGAAGAAAACTTTACGTTTTTTCTACCAATTGATGTTGCTTTTAAATTACGTTCAGGCTTCCACGCGGTTGCAGCAGTTTTATTTGCCATTATTTAGCAGCCTCGTCTGAAGCATTTTTCTTTTCCTGAATTTCTGCTCTTCGAGTTTTAGTGAGCTTGCCGATTTCACCTAAAGCTTTTCGTGCACGAGTGCCTGCAGCTTTATTGCCTTTGGCTTCAAAAGCTTCACTTTCTTTAACGTAAGCTTCAACTAATTCTAAAATTTGATTATGTGTTTCCATTATGCATTAATACCTTTAGTGTATACTGTTTTGCCGTCTACTCGACTAGCAGTTAGTGTTTCCATGCGATTATCTTCAGTATCTCGATATGAGACATGCACCCATCCAGAATCTGGCACGCCTGGCGTGTAAAATTCTAGAATCAATTGATCCCATAATAGATTTTCTTCAATCCATAAAGCTAGATCTACGTTGGAAATGCCTGGGACTTCAATATCTACAGCTTCGCCTTTACAGTGCTGGCTATTAGATGATCCGCCAATTGCTTCATTAAGTGCAGGAGAGCGATAACCACTCGTAATGATAGTAGGACCGAAATGATCTCTTACCCTTTGTACAACATCAGCAAATAGTGCTTCAGCTGCTTCTAGATGCTCAACGTCTGTAATTGTATTATCAATACCTTTACGTTCAGCCGTTTGCGATTTTACATATTCATTCAATGTAAAATTTTTTGATAATAAACTCATAATAATCCTCAAGTAAAAGAGCGGCAGCATTACACTGCCCCTCTTAATATCATTTAGTCTTTCTTAGAAACAAAAGAATACATTTCTTTCGCTTTTTCCATCAGATCTTCCACTGAGTACATCTTGTACATATCTTGTACTTCCTCAATAGATTTCTTTCCTGTCTCTAATGCTTTTTCTGCAAAAGAAACATTCATCTGGTACTGCTGATCCATATAGTCTTTTGCAAGTGCCAGCATATCTGAACGGATTTCAAATGGATTTTTGTTGGACATAACAATGTCTCCTGTGTGTGTATGTATTTAAAACAGACTTATGTCTGACTTGTGCATTCCCAAAACTACAAAGGATAATCATCAAGATTATTCCTAAGTTGAATTAGGTACGCTCCTTTTTGATATCGCCCATAATTTGGTTTACGATATCACCTAACGACATATGTTTGAAGTCTTTATTAAATGCCTTCAAATGTTGTGCCGTTTCCATTGCCGCCTGTAATTGACGGGCTTCAACGAACGCATCATAGATACGAACGATGAATTTAGTTACCGGACTCAGTAGATCTTTCGGTGAGAAAGACGGCTTCCGAATCTCGGGTAGTCTGGTTGCTTGTGTTGTCATGTGTGACTCCTCGCGTGTTAGAATTAATTTCAATTGAGCGAGGACGCATTTCTTCTGGGACGACTACTTCTAATTCGATAGCAAGGATGCCATCCGTAAGATCTGCTCCATTTACCTGAACATATTCAGACAAACGAAATGTTTTTTCGAATTTTTTGGTTGAGATATTTTTGTGGATATATTCTCTTCCACGATTTTCGTGCTTACCCGTCACCTTCAGCGACCTATCCTTTACTTCAATATCTAGCTCGTTGCGAGCAAAGCCGGCTACAGCTAACTCAATTAAGTAGTTGCTTTCATCAACTTTTACGATATTGTGGGGTGGATAATTATCGTTTGCATGTCTTGCAACACGGTCGAGCTCATCAAATAAATGATCGAACCCTACAAACGCTGAACGTGGGAATAGTGCATTTACACCTTGTGCTGTCATTATTGACCTCCTAAATTAAAGCAAGGTTATGTTACTAGGACCGGAACAATTCCGCATCCGATTTTATTTATACAAGTAAAAGTATAAATTCAACAAATATTTAAATTTTTTTGGTTGATGTAGAGGGTCCGGCAAATCGCCAAACACCTCTTCCATCTTTTTAATATGATCTTCAATCGACACTATTTAATTAGCCGTACCAAATTTGCTTTACTGCAGGCGATGATTCAGATCCTTCGCCTGCGGCCGCAACTTCTACCTTTGACGACCACGTAGCTCTTTTATGATAAGTTGTCATAATAGTAGGAGTGTTGAAATTGATGTTGCTTTGATTTCTATATCTACTATAAAAATTAAAAGAACCATCCCTCTCTACAGCATGCTCAACTAATTTATTATCTGATACTGTAGGTGATATTACTACACAAGCTAATATAGTCTCATCATGTAAGCTTGTGTCACGCGCTACATTTATAATAATACTCTTCTTAGTACTGGTGTTATTATTTACGCGAATGCCGTGATATGCACTTTTTTCAATATAATGTTTATTATTGAAAAACCTACTCATGATTGTATCTCTAATACTTCAACTTCTACGTGACCGCTATCGACAATAGTAATAGTTTCTGTCACGCCAGCGCTTGAAGATGTTGTCACAGTTTTCATTACTTGTCCATTATCAAATGTCGCTGGTCCAATTACTTTTAGCGTCAAATCCGTTGCAACTCGAGCATTTGATCCATCGTAAGCAGATATTGTCAGCGTATTAGATACATCAGATCCAGCATATTCAACATAGTTTGATGAAGCAGCAATATCCACGTTGTATATTAAATCTTCAGCCCAAACTTGAATAGGTCTTGGGGCATGATAGTCAACGAGATTACCCACTGCAAATTTATTTTCATATTGTGATGTAATTACTTTACCGCTTGGTAGCCAGGTAACCTCTGTAAAATATGTATCTTCATCCATCCAAACTTCTGATAAGGTTTCCGTAAATGTATCAAATTTTACAAGGTGGGTTGAGTGCTTGCAGTATACCATCATTAATGAATGTTCAACGTTTAGTGGAGCAACACACCATGGCATTCTATCAGACGAGTCAGTGTTCTTACTTGAATCTGTAAGAATCTGATCCCATGTACCGTAACCACCAGGGTTAGAATTAACCCTAGTTAAAATAGTTGGGTCGCTTGCATCAACTTTAAAAATCATATAATGTCTATCATGAAGAGTTGATACGGCGCTAGTGCCTTGTGTAAATACAAATACATATTTTTGGCTGTTAATGTCTTGAGAATCACTTATAATTCTATTTTCGTACATTACGGCCGGGCCGGTTGAACCAGGATACGCAGTAGTCAATATATCATCGTCATTGGTGGAAAAAGTTGGAAACGTTGTTGTACACATTTGTTTCGAAATAGTATTATTGATGATATCCATTTCTATTAAGTTAAATTGGTTAGCGCTGGTGTCGATCACCGTGCTACCTATTCTAAGATAATATGATATCTTTTTACTAGTGGAAGTATCACCAGTTTTTTGATGATATACAACATTTGATGGAATTGATAACGGCTGCCTGTAATCAAATGCATTTGTAAAGCTAGCATATTCTATCGTGATTGAGTTTGTAGAATTGTCATAACGCAATATATCTACATTTTTTCCTGAACCGACTCCACCCTGGCCGCGCGAGGCTAAGAAAAAGTGATCACCGTTGCTAGATTTAGTTAAATGGTGTATTAGAACCGGTGTGCCATTATCAGGTCCATATAACTCTGTACTAACAGTCCAATGTAATAAAGAGTCATCTGTATAATTAATAACCTTAATTTTTCCGGTCTGCACAGTTGTGTTATCAGTACTTGTAAATAACATACCACTACTGGTTTCTGGATCTATTAAATTTTGACCATAACCGGCTCCTTGAGTACCATAAGTTAGATTTTGATACATCATATTTCCTGGCGCTGCATCATAATATCGACGTGCACCGGTTGAATTCAAATAAGGGTAAACGTGTATATACTCATTTGTAGTAGTATTAAGACCTATAGACCTGATTGGATGCTCTAGAAAGTCTCTACCAAATATCGCGGTGTTACACTTAAGATAGTGCCAGAGTTTAAGATCTTGAGTACCTGTCTCAAAAATGTTACCATCAGTTTTTATATCTCGTGCAACATATGGGTAATTTGGAGACATGGTATTAACATATTGCCCTGCAAGCGCATCATTTTGAAAAACACCGTAAACGTACTGATCATCATCATCTACAATTGTCCAAGTATAAAGACCACCAATACCAGTATCACCTGCATAAGCCATTACGTTCGAACCAATTTTTGGTGTCATGGTATCAATATCAAATAACATGCCATTAATTGCAATGTCTTTTGGATACTTGGGATCTTGCCATACTGAAGGAAATACCATATTACCTCCACCTGAGTATGTGATATAAGCCATTTTAAACCTCTATAGTTATATTATTTTCTGTGAGTGGATAATTATTTGAAAGAGTATCGTTCCAATAAGATAAGGCTTCACCGCTACTATCCCAGGCTTTCTTATCTTCGGTTTCCGACCCTGGTCGAAAGGGTTGGTTTAAAACAATAGCATCAGTATGGTCGCTATCATTTAGGATTAGTTGTAAAGTTTGATTAGCAAATTTTAATGTGTACATTATTTGTTACCCATCTATGTATGTTATAATTACGTTTAGATCTGATCCAGCTACTGTTGAACCTATTTGAGTTATGTCGATAGTTAAATAATCGCCGGAACTAACAGAGTACGATAAGCCATCATTAGTTGATGATAAAGCTCCAGAATTAACTGTAACCGTATTAAGAATTGTTGAGTTTTTATTTATTCTGATAATTAAGTCGGCTCCAGTTGATGCTGTGCCTACGGTGGCTCTGATTTCTTTAATGAATAAATTACGAGGAGCTACCCAACGAGTATCTCCAACCATAGATTCTAAAGTGCCATTTTGAAATAATTGTAAGTATTTAAATTCCGGTGTATCCGAAGGAATGTCTAATAAATCATCGTATGATCCGGATGTAGCGACAGAAGCTAAAGATGAAGCATCAGCTTTCTCTGCTATTTGGTTATTGATCACCGTAGCAAAGTCGGCCTGATCACCTAAAGCTGCAGCCAATTCATCTAAAGTATTTAGAGTTTCTGGTGCTGAATTTACTAAACTTGAAACAGATGCGCTTATTAAAGAATTTACTTCTGCAGAGTCTATCGTTGATACATTTTCGGAAAGAGCCGAAGCTTCTAGTCTACCAGTTGCTGCATTAATCGAATTTGCTAGACTAGCGAATAGTCTATTCTTTCTTGCCATGATTGAAATATCCTATTTTATTTTTTTGTGTTTAATGACTTCATCTTCACATTTTCTTGAACAATATTTTATCCAATCATCTCCTCGAAGTCTTCTATAAGGTTTTTTACAGTTTTCGCATTCTACCTTTTCGTAATTCATTTATTTCCAATGTTGTATTTTGGACACAATTCCCATTCACTTTTTTCTTTAAATGGGATAACTTTAATTTGGCGCATCGGTGCGAGTTCTTCTGGAGAAATTTCTCCAGCTAAACTTAAAAGACCCCAATCGCTTAAAAGCATTGCAATTGTATTTCTTCTATATACATCATTGACTTCTAGATTAGATTTTTTTCCATCTAGCAAAAATAATTCTTTAAAATGTACAATAAAATATCTCCCTTGCTTATGCAATATATGGCATGACTGAAAAAGCTTTTTATCTTTTCTAGATGCAACGCCGATACGAGTTAATGTTTCTTTAACTTTTAAAAAATCATCGGGCTCGTTCAAATAGATCTCCAACATTTTAGTTGGATTCCATTCTATATAATTATTATTTTCTTCCACCTTTAAATGTCCTTTTTTTTAATTCTTCTAAATGGGCGGGTGTAAAAAGATTAAGGACTTGAATGGCTTTCTCTTCCGAATAACCATAATACTCCATAATCAGTCGTAAGTTTTCATTGGAGGCTTTTTTGCTCCACTTACTAAATCTCTTATTCTTTCTGATTATATTTATAAGAAAATGATATTGCAATTTTTGATCAATGTGCGAATTTAAATTCATTTCATTCGCTGCTAATACAGTATCCGGAAAGTATGACAAGCCCCTATTAATCATAAATGAATTATACTGGTTTTCACTGATATCATCAGTCATGATATCAGTTTTTGTGTAATTAATTGAATTTAAATAATCAAATGGATTCATACTTACTCATTATCTTTTCATAATAAAGGCGATTAGCTTGTCTAGAATCTTCTAAAGAGTCAGAATAGTTTACGCATTGGTTAATAACATTAGAGATATTATTTATACTATTTGTGTAAGTTGGCTTAAACTTAAATGAAAATAATCCGGATTTAAACGGAATGCATATGACTTTTCTATTTAACAGCGTTGCCCAATAAACGCCGTGATACGTATTTGTGACAATATACTCGCAGCTTGATAGGAATTTTAATTTTGATTCTAAATCATATCCAGAATTATCTTCAACCGGATATAGTCCTATGTTGATTTCTGATGCAAGAATTACACGTTTATGATTATAGACACCAATTTTGTTAGTTGGTTTTACATCACGATATTTATCGAACAGTGGCGACATGCACGAAGCGCACGGGACATAATCATGTTTTAGCTTATCTGCATATACTCTAAGACCTATGTCATCAGCAAAATCAAAATAATTCCCATATAGATCATAATCAGCATCGGATGATAAAACAGCAGGATTGCTGTTACGAGTATCTACGCCTGCACCCCATACAATAGCTGTTGCTCCAGTATTCGCAATTCTTTTTAAGTGTGGTCTAAAAAATTCGGCCCCTAGCCCACCACCACCAATTAATAGTGTATCTGTTCTTCGAATATTTGCCGTGGTATCCAAAATATCATATATAGAGGCTGAACCATGGAAATCAAAATATTTCCATGGCGGCGACCACCAGTCGCCTACATTTGTGTTATCTGCTCTAAAAACGTATTTCATTATGAAAACTCCACATTTGCAATAATTTCTGTCATGCATGCAACAATATTAAGTTCATGATCTGCAACAAATGCATTCTTATAAGAGTAATCTGCAAGGATTAAAACAAGCTGAGGGATTGACTCGGATCTGACTTTCACATTCATGCGATCATACATTGCTCTAAAAATAGCAGATGCATCAGAATCGACATTTTGAGCTACCCATGACCGCATTTTTTTAAAATCTTTTGATTTAAGGTGATTGAATAAATCATCGTAATTATCTACAATAGTAGATGAAACCATTAGTGATCCGCCAATTGATTGTCTTTGGCATTCATTAATCACTCGGCGCCAGTCTGGTGCATGCTTCATGATCATATCAGCAACAGCCATTTGATCGTATGATACGCCTTCATCTTCTAAAATGAATTGCATGCGTTTCATAAACTGCGCGGCAAGTTGTGCTAAATCTTTCTTAGTAGTATTAAACTCGTATACACCGCATCGAGAATGGAGCGGTTCAATGATTCTGTTTTTAAAGTTGCAAGTTAGAATGAATCTGCAGTTATTAGAAAATTCCTCAATGAATCCACGTAATGCAGGCTGAGTTGATTGAGCATTTAAGTAATCTGCTTCATCAAGAATGACTACTTTATATCCACCTTGGAGAGAAACTGTTGATGCAAATTGTTTAATTTTAGTTCGAAGTGTATCAATATTGCCTGACTCAGACGCATTAATAATAATCCAGTCTAGACTTAGTTCATTACATAAAGCTTTAGCGACAGTGGTTTTTCCTAAGCCAGCCGTGCCAGTGAATAACATATTAGGAAGTTCACCGCCATCTACAATTTTTTGAAAAGTAACTTTGAGATTTTCGGGTAACACGCAGTCAGAAATAGTTTGAGGCCGATATTTCTCGACCCATAAAAAATCATTCATAATAAAAAGCTCAAATAAAGAAAAAGGAGAGGGCTTGCGCCCTCTTATTATTCAGAAACGTTAAGTGATGTTTCTTGCTGCATTGATTCAACAAGAGAAATAACTTGTACGCATTGATCACGTAGTGATCCAATTGTAGAAAGCTCTTCGCCCTTAAATCCGCCGCGTTGAGTGATAGCATCAACAACCGCGATCGTTGAACGTGAAACCTTGTTAGAAAGGTCTTTAAGTTGGTCTAATTGTTCAGACATTTTATAGCTCCTTTAGCTAGAGAAAGTTGAAGTTTTTTCTAATGCAATCCAGTAATTTAGATCGAGTTCTTTATGAGAAAAATTTGAAATAAGCTTAGATGAAATACTCACATCATAACTGCCTGCGAGGATTTTTAAATTTGCTATATTCATAACAAAATTAAACGTAGCATCACCAAAGTCGCCGTCAATGTCGATTGAATACGCATTCGACGTTGAGTTTTGACTTTCTAGAATTGAAAGACTAAGTATTCCATTATTGCTAGAAATGGAAACTTCTTCATGACCAAGCGTTGACGCAGCTTTTTTAAGTCGATTTAGAGTGTCATTATCTAATTCAAACTTAACATCAGTGCTTGGCATTTTAATGTCTTTCTGAGGGAATGTTAAGGTTTCTTGAGGAGAGAAGAAATACTTAACCTTTGATCGACCAGTTGAATCACTAATAGTGACATACTCATCATCAAATTTGAGTCGTGGTGTATCAACCAAATTCAATACACCAATAAATTCATTTAAATCATAAATCCCAACTTCTTGGGGGAACTCTGCATCAACATTTGCAGTGGCTAAAACATTACGTGCCTCTGAAATTGTTTTAATAGTGCTGCCGGGATAAATTAAAATATTCTGGTTAATGCCAGAAAAATTACGTAAAATTTGTAGGGTGTTTTCGCTTAATTCCATTATATTCTCCATTTAAGTATACACATATTATACCATATTAGTAATAATTTGTACACCAATTTATGCAACCATTTTACTAAAGTTTTTGTCCTTTACGAATTCAATCTTCGATCTGAACTTTCCATCTAAAATATCACCTTTGTGTGATATTACAAATATGTTTGTATCACTTAAATGTGATAATATTTTCTGTAGATTTTCAACACCGTCTACATCAAGAGAAGAATCAAATGTCTCATCAAGAATCAAAAGATTTGTCGAGATTGAATTCTTCATTTTTGCGATCTGCCGCCAAGTAAAAAGCAGAGATAAATCGATCCTTTGTTTTTCGCCTTCACTAAATGAATCATATGTAAACTCATCTCGATGCCTAGATCGAATTGTTTCTTGAAAGCTTTCATCAAGATCAAAGTGCACAAAGAAGTCAAGGATTTGTAGATACTGATTGACGAGGTTATTTATCACGGGAAGATATTGCTTAATAATCTTTGTCTTGATACCAGTATCTTTGAGCATTTCTCCAATGACTTCATTATACGATCGTTGTTCACCAAGAGTTAACCTTTGTTCCTGATAGGCGTTTTTTTGGTCAGAAAGGGCCTGAAGTGATTCCGTTGCTTCTGCCAAATCTCCTCCACCACCTTCAATTTTTCCGAGGTCACTTTTTTTAGATGCCAGACTTTCATGAATCTGTCTGAGGCGTGTTGTGTTAGTAGATAATAAATGTTGCTTGTTCGTGACTGAGCTCTGTACTTTAGTCGCGAGCTCAATATCTGTGTTAGCTTGATCCAACTCTGAAGAGATACCTTTGAGTGACGAATTGATGTTCTTTGCATTGGACGATGCAGCTGATATCTTTTCGTTCCTGAGTGATTCACTAATATCCTGGGAACATGTTGGACAAGTTGTATTCTCTTCGAAGAACCGAGTTTCTTTGACGAGCGATTTAATGTTTGATTTGAGTTCATGCTCCTTTTCCTTGAGCGTCGCCGATTTCGAGCTGAGTTTACTAAGGGTACTTGTGACCTTTTCTGAATTGCTTTCGATAAACCTTCCAAGTTCTTCGTTTTGATTCGTGAGGTTGGACTGTTCTTCCTCAAGGACAGCAATCTCTTCCTTAATCTTATCAGCATATTCTTTGTTAAGCGCCTTGACGTCTTTAATGTATTTTTTCTGAGTTTCAATTTTATCGGAGATGAGATCGAGTTGGTAGGTAACTTCACTTGTCTGATCCTTGAGCGATGCGTTCTTTTCTCTTAGAATTACATTCATCTTAGAGAACACATTAATATCAAGTAAATCTTCAATCACATCACGGCGGTGGCCGGCTGGAAGCTGCATAAAAGGAATAAAGCTGCTACTACCCAGCACGACCACCTGATGGAAGCTCTTGTGGTTTAGCTTCAGAATATTTTGTTCCAACATTTTCTGGTATTCTTTCGCATGAGAGTCTTGATTGAACATCTGATCATTTTTATAGATCTCAAACTTACCAGGCTTAATGCCACGAACAACTTTATATTCTGTCTGACCAACAGAGAACTCCACCTCCACCAAACACTGCTTTTGATTGATTGAGTTTACGAGTTGTGGTTTATTAATATTACGATGCGGTTTACCAAATAGACCAAAAGAGATAGCATCTAACATAGTAGATTTGCCAGCTCCGTTTTGGCCTACAACTAATGTAGACTGAGATCGGTCTAATCGAATCTCAGTAAACGTATTCCCAGTACTTAAAAAGTTTTTGTATCGTACAACCTTAAATGTTATCATACAATATCTAAAGCCTGCGCTTCATTCATTAAATCACCCATTTCATTCTTAATACGATCTTTATTCAAATCAGTTTCTACATTATCAACATATGTATTCAATAACTCAGTAGTATCTTCAACAGATAGACCATCATCATCTACGTTCTCACCCACAAACTCATGAAAGTTTTCAGCAATTTTCAGCTCGTAAATATCTTGCGATTGAATTCTGTCTAAAAATCTTTCGAATACGAAATGATCTGACTTATGAGCAACTACAACTTTAACAAACTTTTTCGATAAATCTTTCAATTCATACTGACTATTATAATCTGTTTCACGATCGTTGTACACTATTTTTTCAAATAATGTGTTTGTGTTTCGCACAGGAGTGAGCTCGCGGGTGTCCGTATCGAGCACGTGGAAATACTTAGGATCTCCAGCATCAGACCATGTTAATTCCATCTGATTGCCAAGATAGTGAATATTGTCGCGTTGTGATTTTGTATGGAAGTGGCCAGATAACACCATATCAAATCGCTTAAAAAGTGCAGCATCCATGCCGCTAGTCGACTTAATGCCTCGCATCATATCAAATCCATTTAATTCTAAGTGGGCGCAAATAATACTAGCACGAGTATTCTGAAGCCAATCGACCGTGGAGTGATAATTTTCATTATTGATCCATGGCACTAGTCCAATATCTAGACCATCATATTCTAGAACAGTTGGTTCCATAATGATATGGATATTGTTCATATAATGACCTAAAAATTCTTTTAAAGAACATAGGTTATTTGTATTTTTATAATATACGTCATGATTACCTGGAATGATATCCATACGCATTCCGTTGTCGCGTAAAGGATCTAAAAAAATCCTACGGTTATGATTAATCGCTTTAACTGAAATTTGTTTACGATTATCATAATAATCGCCAAGGTGTAAAACCTGCTTGATATTATTTTCTAAGCAATATGGAAAGAACGTATCATTATAAAATTTACTTTGGTTATCTAAAAAAATGTCTGCTGAATTGCGAACATCACAGTGTGTATCATTCAGAATCGCTATACGCATTTTTAGTTAAAGTCCAACTTCCATCATCATTTTCATACCAATTTAGCACATCGCCAAAATTCCAATTCATAGCTTCCATCATTTTGTCTGGAAATACTAGTATTAAATCGCCACTTGAATCTTCTACCACTGTAGTGACATACTTATCTTCAATAATCATTCTAAAAATCCTTGTAAATCTGAGTCGACTCGATGTTTTCGTTTCGTTTTCTTTTTCTCAATATCAGCAAATTCTTTGACTTTAGTGTCGTAACTTTTTACTTTATCGATTCGGTTTCTTAATAGATCAACGTAACTATTAATTTCAGTTGATCCTTCAGCTGTTGGATCATACCCATCGATAAAGTCTTCAATGGGTGCACGAGAAAGATACTTCAGCTTTACGTCTTGTTGTTTCTTTTCTTTTGCAATACGCCGTAGGAATGCATACCAGGTGATTTGAGTAAAATATGCAAATGCATTTGGTTTACCAGTTCTAGTTGCATGTTCAAGATTATAATTATAGATTGCTTTTAGACAGTTTTCAACTGCGTCCATCACCATTTCTTCTCGATAAGTATATCGAATAAAATTATGTTTATGGGATAAGCCTTCAGCAATTCTAAGAAAACAGTGTGCAATATAATCCGGAACTATAGGTTCTGCTATTCCATTATTTCTAGCCTCATTCACAATTGTGACATAATCGACTACTGCTTGAGAAAATTCATTGTTATTAACGTAATGAATATTTTCTTTTTTTGACATTACATACTCCATTTCATGATAAGTACTATTATACTATAAAATGTTTAAAAAGTAAACAGTTATTTTTTCAATTAATTAGTAAAAATAATTGTGTACAAATTGGGATTTTTATGGTAAAATAGCTAAAGGTTCCCGGGGAGGGAGGATATCTTTTTTTAATGCAATATACTATCATGTTCTGCGCTATCAGTTTCATATTCATCTGCAGATAGTAATTCTAAATCATCATCCGGATCAGATTCCATTTCAAAAATAATATCATCGTAATATTGTAAAGCTACATTTGAGGGAGTTGATTCCGAAATAATTTGTGATTTACTTAAGAAATGAATTTCTTCCATATTCGTTGCCATCATAATCCATGGCTTAAATGTATAATATCGCATTTGACTTTCCGCGTCATCTTTCGAAACTATCATCAAAGCTTTCCGTATAAGCAATATTTCATCTTCCCACTTATATACTTCGCATACTATTTCATCACCATTAGTTAACTTGAATTGTCTAAATTCCATTATATATCCAGTTTATAAGTTTTATAGTTAAAATTTTCTTTCTTATACATTTTTAGTCTTTCAAAGGAATGCAATAAAGTATAGTTTTGTCTTGTTTCGGTAGAAAGATCGTCGGTGATGTCGTACAATTGAGTAACTCTCCCGTTGTCAGATTTTCTAAGACCGCGTCCGATTGATTGTAATACTCTAATTTGGCTCTTGCTAGGAGATGCGAAAATAATATTGTGTAAATTCCTAATATTAATACCAGTAGAAAAAGTCCCAAGACTTGCAACGATGATACCATCTTGCTGTTTTTCTGTAATTTTTCTGATAGCTTCTCTATCTGAAGTGTCAGTTTCTCCACTAACAAAAAAAATCTTTCTTCCATCTTCTGCCTTTTGTTCTATTAAGTTATGTAATATTTTACCATGTTTTTCGACAAATTGGAACAACACAAGTGTATTTCCTTTTTGATCTAAAGCCAGGTTGCGTATAAACTGATTGCGCTTTTCATGCTGTACAATATAATCTACTTCTTCGTGATAAGATCGTTTTTCACTAGCTAATGGATCTTTATATTTGAGAACTAATCGTTTGATTTCTAACTGCGCTAGAGTATCATTTTCCTGAAGACGTTTAGTGGTAGTAACTTTATTTATACGACCAAATAGCCCTTGCAAAACTAGCTCGTGTGTCTGCGATCCATCTAACGTTCCAGTAGTGCCAAAGCGATAAGCGGCTTCGGTACATTTATTCATGATTGTCGTGAGTGATTTTGATTTAAATCCATGACATTCGTCGCCAATAACCATACCAAACTGTTCAAACCATGCGTTATTTAATTTATAAATGCTTTGCCAAGTTGATATCACAATGGATAACATAGTATCCTTATCCTTGCCTGAGTATATCTTATGGATATTATCTTGTCCATAACCATAGTCAGCAAAATCGTTTGTCATTTGTTCTACTAACGATGTAGTAGGAACAACAATCAATACCTTTTGATGTTCTTCAGCGATTTGAGATAAGAAATATCTAGTTAGTACGTAGATAATTAATGACTTACCCGATCCTGTTGGCGATAATAATATCGCTCTTTTTTTCTCTAAAGCTTTACATACAGCATCAAACTGGTAATCGCGTATCGGAAATGGGAGATTGGTGCTATGAATAAATTCGATTATTTCCTGCGGATCCACTTTTTCTATATTAGCAGAATTATCCGGATATCCATACTCAGTTTTTTCTACGTCTATACTATAATTGCGTAGTGTAGCAAAGTTTTCTAGATGATCTATTAATCCGGCCGGTAAAGTATTATTACGAATATTAAATAGCCGTATTTTTCCATCCCACACTTTATTCCTAAATGCAGGCATATACTTATATCCTGGAACGAAAAATGAAAAGAATTCATTTAGTTCTTGAGCAGTACCAAATTCACAGTCAACGCGAAGTTCGCTATGACTTAGTTTCCAGATTCGAATTGTCTCCAACGAATCATATTCCCTACAGTTTGATGTCTCCACTTCAGATTATCAATTATCTCAGTGAGAGTTTCTTTAATTGTTTTCCAGTATTCAATAAGTTCTTCTGACTTTTGAATTTCTGGGTCGGAGTCATAGTAATATTCCATCTCGCCTTTTAATATTTTTAATCCATTAAAAGGGTCTGGATTCCATCCTTTTTCTTCAATTTCGCTTTGAGACATTTTCCCATTATACCAAAGCCATTTATCTTTTAGCAAAACTTTTTGCTTATCTTCACATCGCTTCAAAGTCATTTTTGCTTGGGCTAATAATTGCAAATATTTTGCATGCAATTTTGGTGTATCTCGTGAAGTATCGTCTAATTTAAAATTATCTATAATTGAATCTTTAGCCCACATGTCTAAGATCGTTTCAAGTTCTTTCATATTATATAAGTTTACCGCCTAGTTATACTAAATTTACTTTTTATGCTTCCATCTGGTTCAATTGATTTAAGTTCAAAATACATGAATCTAAAAGACGCTGCAAATGTGATAAATGTATCGCCTGTTGAAGTTGATTCAAATTGTATATCACCTAATGCTGTAGGTACACAATCTATATATTGAATTTGTTGAGTGGTGTTGTTGTGACTTGATAATATCATGAGTGTGATATCAGCAAAATGCGGAGGGTATTCGGAAGTACTTCTATTAACATTTGGTGTAAAATCTGTGTCTAAGGAATTCCTTATCCATGTATACATTTCTGCATAACCTTTCATATCTTCATCTAGAATAATATTAGCAGATAATTCATTAAATGTTAATGTATCGCCAGGCATCGGCATCCCAGCTAGTTTTCGAATAGGCACTTCAACTGCAGATAACATCATTCCTGGATGTGTAAAAGATTGGCAGAAAAATTCCAAATTTGGAAAATTCCTACGATCAAGCACCAGCTTAAAACTGGTAGGTTGTAAGTAATTTATGTTAGTAGTTAAATTTGCCATAATACTATATATACCTGTTAAAAAAAGAGGGGACATGTGTCCCCTCAATCGTCGTAGCATCTTCTTATAGTTATATAAACTTAGCTACTAATAACTGGTCTATTATACACCAGTCATGATGTTGTCTACGCGGAAGATCCGGTAGTATTGGTTTTGCTTCACAGTAGCTGAAAGCTCATTCTGTGCAGAACCAGTTACGAATGGATTTGGAGCCATACCATAACGAGTCTTGAAACCAATCTTAGGCTGGAAAGTATCTTCGCCTACCGCACGAACCATAGTGAGCGGTACGTATGGGCAATAGAAAAGACCAGCGTCATAAGGATTAGAACCCTTATAACCAACATTGACATAATCGCCAGTTGCATATGGATCGATGTAAACACGTGTGCGACCGTTAAGAACACCGGCAAATGTATTACCTGTGTCATCTACGTTCAAAGTTGTGTTCATCGCTGGAGCATAGTCGAGCATACCAGAAGCTGAAAGAGCTGAAGCAACGTCTGAAGAACAAACGATGAAATTACCCTTACCTCTACGAGTATCTTTCGCGATCGCATTAGCTTCTCTTTCGATTTGCATAATGAGACCTTTAAACTTCTCTACTGACCAACGGCCATCTGCGTCAGATGAAAGGTCGAATACACCATTCAATGCAGTGTTAGAAGTTGTAGCACCAGTCTTAGCTTGTGAGTTGATTGAACGAATCACTTCACGGTTGATTTCAGCCAAGATTTCAGTTGACAGAATATTTGCCAACTCAGTTTCAGCGTCAAGACCATGAATCGCTTTCAAGTCTTGAGCCAGTTCCAAGCTGTATTCTGCTTTCAAAGCACGTGACTTAGCAGTAACAGTTGCTTTTTCGATTGTGAAACCCATTTCAGCAAAATCTGCATGAGGAGCTCCAGAACCCATAGCTTCTGCAGAATCAGTTTTAAACCCTTCACCGGCAAGAGCTGTCAAACGGTCATTATCCACTGACCCGTTAGAATCAGAATCAGTAATTCCATTGAAACCAGATGTATTATCTGAATCATGGGTGCCTTTACCTGAGAAGTTAGTCTCAGCTTCGTTGAACAACGCTTCACGATTTGTAGTAGATCCACCGTCGTAACGAGTCTTCATAGCAAAGATCAGGCCAGTTGGTCCGGACATAGGCTGGACACCACAAATATCGTATGCCATCAAGTTAGGCATTGCACGACGAACAAGAGCGATCAATACTGGATTCCAGTTTTGAGCAGATCCTGTGTTGTTAGCTGGTGCATCTTCTGAAAGGAATCCTGCATTTTGTGCAGCTTCTTCCATAAAAGCTTTTTCTTGGTTTTCGAGAACCGCAGCTGTAACAGCTCTACGGTGTGAGTCTTTAATAGATCCAGCTGATTCTTCGTTCAGTACTGGGGACCATTTTTCGACTAGTACGTCATATGATTGCATAATTGCACTCCTTTTTTATTTAGATGTTTTTTGTAGAGCAGCAACATACCGTGACATAGATCCTGAAGTTTCAGCCGGAGAATCTCCGCCTTCTTCTTCAGTAAATGATGCCTCAGTAGACTCTGATACGTTTTTCTTGAAGTATGAATCTTTAACAGTTTCAACTTTTTTTGCAAAAGTTTCTTCGTCTTCGAATTCAACATCTTCAACTAATGATTTAAGCTTTTCAACTTGAGTTTCGGCTAAACCACGTGCCGACTCACGAATGATAGAATCACGCTTGTACAATTCAAGTTCTTCAGCCATTGAAATAGCATCACCAGTAGTAATATTCAGCTTTTCTTCGAGCTCTTCTACTGTATCAGCCAAATCATCAACTAGGTCGACTTTAGACTCAGGTACATCAATATATGAAGCTTCAAACAAACCTTTCAGGCCTGACATGAAATCTTCAGCAATTTCTGCTCTAAGTCCGTTATGGATAGCAATTTTATTGTCTTCCATCCATTGTTCAACAACATAGCCGAGATATGAATCAACTTTTTCAACAAGATCTTCTTTAGTAGTAGCAATCTCTTCACTAAGTTCTTCTTCGTACTTAGCTTCCAAGCGGTCTATTTCTTCAGAAAGTTTTGACTTAATTGCGGCTTCAAAAATTGTTTCCGCTTTGCTCTTGAATTCTTCTGACAAAGTAGCTTCGTCATTGATCAAGGCATGTAAGTCTTGAGAAAAATCAACTTCATATTGAAGTTCTACTGCGTCTTCTGCGATAGATTCATCACCTTCAATATCTTCAGCCATCATTTTAGAAAGCATGACACTCAAGTCTTCTTTCCTGGCTTTAGACATCATTTGATAAGCGGCATTAATCATACCAGCTTTCGTTTTAGGCATTGGATCTTTCTTAGTGTTATCACCTTTACGCTTCTTAGCGGTTCCGGTTGCTTCACCAGCTTTGTCCACAGAAGCTACAGATTGAGCTTCAGCATTTTTAGGATCATGAGCTTCTTCCACGAATTCGTTCTCAACGTCATCATGGAGTTCTACTTCAGAATCATAGTTTTGATCTTCAGTCATATTAAGACTCCTTATTTCTTTGATTTGAGTAACGAGAGGAAATTCTTAAACTCACGAATTTGTACCTCATAAAGGTCTTTCCGCGGAGCTTTTTTAATTTCAGTCTCCATTTCTTCAATTGTTTGAGCTTCGATGATTCCGTTATTCCATACCCAATCTACACCTTCCATAACTCCATTAACAAAAGCATTTGGTGCGGATGGATCTTGAACGATATCAACAGCATTGAGCATGAAGTCTTTACCGACTAACATTGCTCCAGTACCACGCTGCAAACTTCCCATACCACGAGTTGAAACGCCAACCCTAACGCCACCTTCGAGAAGACCTTCAACGATCTTACCCATTGGTGTGTTCAGTATTGTCGCCTTTCCTACAACATCATTTCCTTTAAAGGATAAGGATTCGATCTTGTGTGAAACTTTATCTAGGTTTACTGTAGGTCCTTCTGGGTGATTTAACTCACCAACAGCTCTACCTTGAGAAACCTGTTCATTTACGTATTTTTGAACAGCCGGTGATAGAACATCCATTTTGTATATTCTACCATTCCGGTTCTTTTGTTCGGCTTGAGCAAAAACACCTTCGATGGAATACTTTTTTCCACCCTCGGCCTTAGCTTCGGTCAAGACTTCTATGTCTTGATCTGTGTATTCTGCTATCAGTTTCATTTTACTGTGCCTTAAATTGTTTTACAAATTGTAAAGCAGCCTTTTCGGCTTCTGCTTTACTTTTATAGGTATCTAATTTATCGCCATCAACTACGGCGATAAATTCATTTCCTATTTTTTCGACGCCAATAAGTATGCCGTCAATCCTTTTCTTACTAATTAGATTTTTTTTTGTATTTCTTAAGTCTTTAAAGGTTTTCATATTTGTTACTTAATTATTTATATAAAAATGTTTTTCTAAGTGTCATTCGTCGTCTTCAATATCTTCATCCTCGATATCTTCATCCTCGATATCTTCGTCCTCGATATATTCGTCCTCGATATCTTCGTCCTCGATATCTTCATCATTAAATACGGCTGATGCTATAGAAATTTTTTGTTGCTCTAATGCATCCGCCATTTTATTTTTCATAATATCATGAAATGTATCATTTGCCATGTTATATTCTTTATTAACTGTGGCATTAATTAGATCTTCAATATTACTCATTTTCTTCTCCTTGCGATTGCTCGCCTTCACCTTTAATTTGCTTTTGCATATCTTCAATTTCTTCATCATTAAAATGCAAAACGTTTTTCATTACCCACTCTCTAGAAAAATACTCACCTACATAATTTTGTGCTTGATCTAAAGATTGTAATTTTTCTCTTAAAATTTCAGCATCTTTTAATTCAGTGAAGTGATTATCCATTGCATATTCGACAATAATTTTTGACTTCCAGTCATTCCAATCTTCTTCGGTGATAATAGCTTTTAATAGCAATTGCTTCTTAAGAATATTAATGAATAATTGAGAAAATCTTCTACGCAATCTGTCAATAAACTTTTGAAACTTTAGCTCATCCCGCGTAATTTCGGAAGATCTGCCTAAAGAAAATTGTGATTCCTGCTCGAGCCTATTAATTGGCACATTAAGTGCACGATACATTTTCTTTTGGAAATAGACAATATCTTCAATCTGACCTAGGTTTTCACCTCCGGGCAGTGTTGAAATTTCCGTTCCACGTCCGCCTTCTCTGCGAGGCAACCAAAAGTCTTCGAGCAATGACATATGTTTACGATCATCTCGTATTTCACCAGTTTTTGCATCATAAACTAGCTTATTGCGATATCTAGTCATAATATCTTTCATATATTGTTCAGCTTTACCTCGAGGTAAGTTACCTACATCAATATAGAACATGCGTCTTTCTGGTGCTCGAGCTAAACGATAGATGACTAGTGAGTCTTCCATCATTCTCAATTGATTGATTGATTTTAAAGCTTTATGTAAATATGATATAATTTTTTTACGATCTTCATTTAACAAACCTGATGTTACATATGAAACTGCATCATCTGTGAGTTTGACACCGGTGGCCTGTTGTGCCCCAGGTTTATCTTGATATACAAAATACTCATCAGTTTTTTCAATGAGCTTCGCCCCGGTTTGTTGATCTACTTTAGTTTTAATTTCTTTTACTTTACGAATCTTAGATGCGTCGATGGGTCTAATCTCTTGAATACCTTGTTTGAGATTAGACTCATCGACGACTAAGTGATGATATAATCTACCATCAATATACCATCGTCTAAAAATATCATGG